AGAACTGCTTACATATGTCTACCAAGAAAGAACGGAAAGTCAACTCTAATAAGTGCAATAGCTTTGTATATGTTACTAGCCGACAACGAGCCATCTGCTGAATGTTATATCGCTGCTGGAGATAGACAACAGGCTGGTATTATATTTGACGTAGCTAGTGGAATGGTAAGAGCTGACAATCAACTAAACAAGAATCTCAAAGTATTTAAGAACTCTATCATCCACGAGAAAAGCAACTCAGCATTTAAAGCTATCAGTTCTGAGGCATCTAGTAAGTTTGGATACAACGCTAGTTTCATTTGTATGGATGAGTTCTTCGTACAGAAAGACTCTAGTCTGTGGGATGCCTTGACTACATCGGTAGGTAGTAGGAGACAGCCTATGACAATAGCCATTACAACTGCTGGATATAATCGTGAGTCTATATGTTACAAGACAGAGGAGTATGGTCGTAAAGTATCTGAGGGTATAATCAAAGATGATAGTTTCTATTACGTTAAGTATTTTTGTGACTTAGAAACTGATTGGACTACAGAGGAAGCATTAAGAATAGCTAATCCTGGAATAGAAACTGGTGTAGTTAAATTAGACTATCTTAAAAGAGAACAAGAGAAAGCTATCAAGCTACCTAGCTATGAGAACACTTTTAGAATGTTACATCTTAATCAATGGATGTCATCAGCTAGTAAATGGCTTTCAGACCAGCAATGGATGGAGTGTAATAAAGCACCAATACGTTTAGAGGATTACAAAGGTATGACAGCTTACGCTGGATTAGATTTAGCTTCGGTTAGGGATATTTCTGCGTTTGTCATAATCATTCCAGAGGATGATAGATTTACGGTAATCCCTTACTTCTTTGCTCCTAAAGAAAATGCTTTCATTCGTTCAAGACGTGACCAAGTTGATTATATCGGTTGGGAGAAAGAGGGATTGATGGAACTAACTGAGGGCGATGTCACAGACTACAACTACATAAAACGTAGAATAAAAGAAGTTGCTGAGGTTGTTAATATCAAGTCTATAGCCTACGATAGATGGAACTCTAGCCAATTAGTTATAGACTTGACTGAAGATGGTTTACCAATGGAGAGCTATGGTCAAGGCTTTGCTAGTATGTCAGCACCAACTAAAGAACTCGAGAAGCTAGTACTAGGCAAACAGATTAACCACGCTGGTAATAAAGTGTTGAGGTGGATGTGTTCTAACTTAGCTATGAAAACAGACCCAGCTGGTAATATTAAAATGGATAAGAGTAAATCAACTGAGAAGATTGATGGAATGGTTGCTCTGGTTATGGCTCTAGGATGCTATATGAATGACGATAGTAGCGACACTTCTACCTATGATGATAGGGGTATTGTCTGGATTTGACTTTTGCGATTTCTCTTATCTTTGTAATGTAATTACAGATTTATGGGACTATTTGACTTCCTACGTTCAGAAAAGCGTGGAGATAATTTTTTAAAGGCAGTTTTCGGTGGCTATGGTGCAGCCAACAGAACAGCAGTAACTAGAGATACATCTTTAACATTCAGCGCAGTCTTTGCGTGTGTTAGAGTTATTAGTGAATCAATAGCAAGTCTACCTATAAAAGTTTACAGAGTCGAGGAGGATGACGATAAGATAACTGACGTCAGCCATCCAATCTACCGACTACTAGCTCGTAATCCTAACGAGTATATGACACCATACACATTCCTAGACACTCTAATGACCAACTTATTGCTAGAGGGGAATGCGTATTTTTATATTGAGAGAGATGGTAACGCAAGACCAATCTCACTTATTCCTATCAATCCAGAAGATGTCAAAGTAATTAAGCACGATGGGCAAATATACTACGACATTAAAGACTATGAGATAGGAGTAATGAAAGAAGATATGTTACACTTCTTTAACTTATCGTTTAATGGTTGTGAGGGAGTAAGCGTATTAAAAGCACAGAACACTACAATAGCAACTTCTATAGCTGCTAACGATACAGCCAATAGTTATCTTGGAAACTCTGCTCAAGTAGGTGGAGTTATTAAACATCCTGGCAAACTAAGTAAAGAAGCTGTAGCAAGATTAAAGAACTCTTGGAATCAGAATTACTCTGGCTCGTTTGTAGCTGGTAAGACTGCTATCTTAGAGGAGGGTATGACGTTCGAGCAAACTAACATTGATGCTAATAAGTATCAGCTTTTAGAAACTCGAAGATTCCAGATTGAAGAAGTAGCTAGAATATTTAAAGTGCCATTGTCGTTGATTGGTCACTTAGAGAAAGCTGCTAACTACTCATCTATTGAGGCTTTGAGTATTGACTTCGTAAGATTTACCCTAATGCCTTATATGGTAATGGTAGAGCAAGAGCTAAACAGAAAGCTATTTAGGGAAACAGAGTTTGGCTCGTTTACTATTAAGCTAGATGCTAATGCTTTATTAAGAGGAGATAGTGCTTCTCGTGCAAGTTATTACAGAGAGATGGCTAGTATAGGTGCTTTGTCTATTAATGAGATTAGACGAATGGAGGACTTGAATAGAGTAGGTCCAGAGGGCGACCAGTTGTTTATGCCGTTAAACTTTGCTCCAGTTGGAGACATAGAGGAGGAGGATAAAGAGTAATGCCGATACCTACTAAAAATATAGACGAGACTAACGAGGAGTTCATCGAGAGATGTATGGCTGATGATACTATGGTAGAGGAGTATGAAGATGACCAAAGGTTAGCAGTCTGTTCTTTACAATTAGAAGAAGAAAGAGCTTTAGAGGATATAAACACTAAGCCAACTCAAGAGATGGCTGACGAAGCTGCACAAGGCTTGGAATGGCGTGAGGAGTTTGGTAGAGGTGGAACTGAAGTAGGAGTTGCAAGAGCAAGAGATATTAAGAACAGAGTAAATCTTAGTATTAAAACAATAAAGAGAATGTACTCTTATTTTAGTAGGCACGAAGTAGACAAAGAAGGTCAAGGCTTTTATAGTGAAGACGAAGGTTATCCTAGTGCTGGTCGAATAGCTTGGGCGTTATGGGGTGGAGACCCTGGCTTCGCTTGGACTAAAAGAAAGATAGAAGAAATAGGTAAAGAAGAAAAATTTATAGATATGAAAAATAAAGAAATAAGAACTATTGACGTTCAAGACTTAGAGCTTAGAATGGATGGAGACAATCCAGTAGTAGTAGGCTACGGTGCTGTATTTAATTCTATGTCTAATGACTTAGGAGGATTTAGAGAGTATATAGGCTCAGAGGCTTTTGAAGGTCGTTTAGAAGATGACGTAAGATTCCTAATTAATCACGATGGTATGCCATTAGCTAGAACTACTAACGGAACGCTAAGACTATCTGTTGATGAGAGAGGATTAAAATACGAAGCTAAATTAAATCCTAATGTATCAACGTCTAGAGATTTAATGGAACTACTAAAAGATGGTACTATCAATCAGTCTAGCTTTGCATTTATTGTAGAGGATGACTCTTGGGAAATGAAAGACGGAATGAATGTTAGAACTATAAACAAAGTATCTAGACTTTATGACGTTTCTGCTGTAACTTATCCAGCTTACAATGAGGCTAGTAGCTCTGTCGCTTTACGTTCTATGGAACAATGGCAAGAAAAAGAAGAAGCTAAAAAACTAGAAGAAAGTTTAGAGGCTGAAAAATTAGAGGGCATAAAAGAAGAAGAAGATTTAAAGCAACGCTCCCTCAATGAAATGCGTTTAAAAATCTTAAAAAATAAATATTAATATTAATTTTCTATAAAATGAAAAACTCAAAATCTTACAAAGAGGAAAGAGCTGAGGTTATCGAAAAGATGGAAGGACTTGTAGCATCTGCTGAAGGTCGTGACTTAAATTCTGATGAGCAAAGCAACTTTGACTCTTTAAATGAAAAAGTTGAGGAGTTAAACAAGATGGCTGTAAGAGCTGAATCTTTTGAGAAACTTCAAGCAACTAAAGCTGTTAAAGAAGTAACAGAAAACACTCCTAGCGAAGTGAGAGATTATTCTTTCCAAGATGCTATGCACCAAGCTGCTACTGGTCGTTTAGAAGGTCTTGTAAAAGAGATGGACCAAGAGGCAAGAAACGAGGCTCGTTATACTGGTCAATCATTTAAAGGTATTGCTATACCATCTACAATCCTAACTCGTGCTGCTGTAGCTACTGCTGCTGGTAATGCTACTGAGGTTATGGCTTGGACTGACCAATTAGAAGCAAACTTAGTTTTAGCTTCTGCTGGTGCTAATTTCTACTCTGGTGTGGACAATATGAAGTTCCCAGTATTTAGTGCTATCAACTCTGGCTTCGTTGCTGAGACTGGTGGTTCTGCTCCAGCAGCTAATGGTACTGCTTCTAGCGTAACATTATCTCCTAAGAAACTTATCTCTATTGTTAATGTTTCTGCTGAGGCTATCGCTCAAAACGCTTCTATCGAGGCTGCATTGAGAAGAAATATGGCTGCTTCTGTAGCTACTACTCTAGAGGCTGCTTTATTAGGAGGTCAAGATTATGCTAATGCTCCAACTTCTATATTTTTAGATGCTGCTACTGGACCAACTACAGTAACTGCTGCTGATTGGTTAGAGATGGAAACTGACTTGATTGCTAATGGCGTACAAATTAACGGAGCTAGAATGGCCTACTTATTAGACCCAAGTGCTTACGCTACTGTTAAAGGATTAGCTCAAGTTTCTAACGTATCTCCTATTTATGATAACGCTAGAAAAGAGCTTAACGGCTACTTCTCTTTCGTATCTCCTAACGTAGGTAACGGTGGTAATGCTGCTAAAGACCACGCTTTATTTGGAGACTTCTCTAAAGTTCACATTGCTCAGTTCGGTGGTTTAGACGTTATTTATGACATCTACACTAACGCTGGAACTGGTGAGCCAAGATACATCTTGACTTCATTAGTTGATGGTGATGCTGTTCAAAATGACACTGCTTTTGTTAAATTGATTGAAGCGTAATTTGTTTTTAATTGGAGGGAGTGGAAACACTCTCTCCATTAATTTTTTTTAAATGGAATACTATAACTACAACTTTAACACATTAAGAGGCTCTGACTATGTGCCTTATGGTAAGTTAGTTCTAAAGACTGCTCCAACGTCTACTGTTATATCATTATCAGAGGCTAAGGCATTTTTAAGAATAGACTCAGACTATGACGATGACAATACTTACATCACGAGTTTAATTAATGTTGCTACGCAAGTTGTAGAAGAGTTTACTAGACGTAGATTAATGACTCAGACTTACAATATTTTTTACGATGATTTTCCTCCTTACATTGACCTACAAGTAGGAGACGTTGCTAGTGTTACTCACATTAAGTATTACGATGCCGACAATACATTACAAACCTTAGCTGCTTCTAATTACGATGTAGATACTAAGGTAAGACCAGGAAGGATATATGAATCGGAGGACGGAGACT